AGGAAGGACTGTGCCACACGGATTTCAGCCGTGTGGAAAGAAAACTGCACCTTCCCGAGCTTATTGGTCTTCTGGCGCGGCGAAACCGTGCTCTGGTTAATCCATTTGAATGTGGCCTGAAGCGCGCCGATCGGGATCTCGACGCCGCCTTTCACAGACACCTTGCGGACCTTTGCGTACAGATTCCCGTAGCGCTTTCTCACCGTGTTGATGACCTGATTCATGATCGTGATCGGGATCGCGGCGCCAGTCTCCACCGTGCTGATCGCATCTCCAGAACGGAGTTCTGCCGGGATCGGCGTTCCGCTCATAAAGTACTCGCGGAATGCGGTTCTGTACTCCATGGTGCCGAGCGGATTTTCTTCTCTGGCCTGCGTCTGGCCGTTCGTCTGGCGGAATGATCCGACCGGGTTGACGAGTCTCGCATTCTCCGGAACCAGACCTCTGTTTTCCTGGCCGTCCGCACCACCTTCCGCCCCGGCCGCTGCCGGATGCCCCGCGGATCCCTGCTGTGCTCCGTCTCTCGTTTCGGAATCGATCAGATCGATTTCCTCACGAACTTCCGCGATATCGGCATTGATATCTGCGATCTGGTCGTTGATCGACCTTACCTCCGCTGCATCGGTGGACGCCAGTGCTCTGGCCTGGAGAGCATTCCTTTTCTCAAGCAGGCGGTTGAGCCTTTTTTCGAGGAACTTTCTTCTTCCCATTTTTAAAAGCCTCCCAAAATCATTGTTCTTGTTTTCTGTTTCAGTAGTTCCAGCTCACTCTCCAGCGGCTTCGTCCGTGTCTGCCTGGCCGTCTCCACAAGCTGGCGCGCGCTCTCCAGCGCGCCTTCCGCACGGGCGTATATCTCTGTCGAGTCGTAAGCGGGAAATGTCACCGCGCTTACTTCCACGATAGATGCTATGTCGGTGATTTCTCTGAGTGGGTAATCCGTGTCCAGTCTGGACCACTTCTGTCCGCTGACGGAAAACATGAAGGACATCCCGGATATATCCCCTCTGTCCACGGCGCTGTACAGCGCGCGTGACGTCGTTTTGTTCTCGACATCAAGTTTGACCCAGTCCAGTCTCAGGCCCTGATCGTCGACCGAAAACTGCATCGTGCTGTTCCCGTTGTTTCTTCTTGATCTGGCCAGCGGGATCATCTGCCTGTCGTGGTTCACCAGGAAGCGGACGTCCCGAAGATCCGTGCCGGTCAGTGCTCCCGGCAGGATCACCTCTTCGTATATTTTTCCGATATCCGTCCTGCTGTTATAAACGATCGGTCTCCCTGTGATGATTTTTGAGCCGTCGTCGGCGGTTGCCGCCTGGACGTCAAATTCATACTGTCTTCTTTCAAGTTCGAGTGCTGCCATTTTTCACCTCTCAAACGCTGTTATCTGGTCCCCATCTGAGCTTTTTACAATCCTGCCCAATGACGTAGCCACCCTGCTTTTTCTTGCCGGCCGGTTTGCCCAGTTGATAAGGAGCTCCTCAATCCGGCTTCGCGGCGGATCTGTATAAGATCTTCCGTTTATCTTTGCCAGAAGTATCTCCTCGTTTCTGCTCTGCGGATCGTAATGCCGGCTTTCTCCATTTTTGATGGCGATCAAAAGATCTTCGATCCGGCTCAGGGCTGCCTCGTCGTAATCCGACCCGTTCAAAATCGACTGTAAGATCTGTTCGATCCGGCTCTCCGGATCTTCGAGCACATTTGCCGCTCCCAGGATATTCTGGATAATTGCTTCGTTGCGGCTTACCGATCTTTTGAATTCATCGCTCATGATTCTCCGCCTTTCGCCGTTTTATCCACTGTATTCACATTTGTATTCTGATGGCCCAGCTGATAAGCGGCAGCCTTGTCAGCTTCTACCCAGTTCAGCGATACGAAACGTTTTCCTTCCAGTTCCGGAAGCGGCGCGAGGCCGAACGCAGCGCGCTTTTCGTTTTCGTACATGGCCCCCGTATAGCCGAGCAGTGTCACCATCTCCAGCGTCTGCTCCACGGTCATGAAGATCAGATCTTTCGGGTACAGGTCGATCCGGTTCCCGAACGCCCGCTCCCTTCGTGTGAACAGCTTCTTTGTGAATGCCTGGGACGTCGTTATGATGATCGGTTCCAGCGTCTTCTGGTAAAAAGCGTTGTACTGCGGCTTTGTGTAGTCCCCCTTCAGGATATGGAGCGGTACGCCCCAGTATCTGAGGATCTTCTCATCCATGAATTTAAGCGTATCCGCATCTACGATCTTTGTGTCTCTCTTCAGAGGTGTAAACTCCGACTTCAGGTCGATCGGCAGGAAACCGCTTTCCGAATTGGCGAGCTTCTGTTCTAATTCCTTGATCGCCTTTTCTGTCTTGCCTCCGTCCATGATCGTGTTGTACTTAACGACGCCGTTCACCGCGTAGGACGCGTTCATCGCCTTTGCGATCCCCTTCAGCAGCTGATCGTTCAGCTGCAGGCTCTGCAGCAGTGGCCTGTGATCCGGCTGGCCTCCCTCATCTCCTCCCATATAGTCATTGACGGAGTAACGCATTTTGATGTGGATGACATCTTCATACGGGATCGTCGTTGTATAACCTCCCGAGAACCAGAATTTCACGTACAGCCGGTTTGCCCCGTCTTCGATGAAATCCACCTGTTCCGGCTTGATCGGATACAGGCTCTCGTACGATCTGTGTTCCTGACCGTTGTTGTCGGTCCACGAATAGTACGTCGGGATCACAAATGCGTTGTAGTTAAGAAGCAGCATCCAGAACATCTTCTCGAGGAACTCCGCTGTCGTCATAACCGGGTTCGGATTATCCAGCAGATCCTGTATACCTCCGCGGACCGGAACCGGATCGCTGCCGGCTGTGCGTACATGCTTCGGGTTCAGCTTCTTCAGCTCGTCCACGATGCACTTCAGCGCCTGCTGTACTATATCGGATGCATAGATATTCGTTCCGTACTGGGAATACACGGGGATCAGCCCGTTGAATGTCTGTGCATATTTCGTTTCATTCGGAGCTTTCCGAAAGAATCTGTCTAACCATCCCATCATTCACCCTCTACCAGCAATTTGTACTCCGTGCGGAACCTCCTGTATGTCTCATACAGGATCGCGGTGCACACCGCTCCATCAATTCGCTTTCCCGCCTCGCTCTTCACGATCAGGCATTGGCCGCGGTTATCTACATTCAGCGCTGCGTTTCTGAAGCAGAATTTGTCCACCGGATTATCGCCGTACTGGAGAAGCTGGTGCTTCAGATCGGCCTCACACAGCCTGATCGCGTTATTGAGTGTCTGCGCGTTCTGCGTGATCAGAACCAGATCTGTGTCATCCCCGCCCGTCCGCATCCAGCCGTAGAACTCCATTTTCGTGATCCAGTCTTTCGAGAATCTCTGGTCGTATCCGACCTTCCAGACCCGGATCCCGTAATCTGTGTAGATCTTGTAAAACCAGTCGGCAACGACCGACAGATCGATGTCGGATCCCTCTGTGATCGTGATCAGTCCGTCCCCTGCCCACTCGTCGTACTTTGCCCCTGCATGCCTGTCATCAGATGTCTCCAGCTTCGTCTCTGGAATAAAGTACTGTGTCACGATGTATTTGTTCGGATCGTCCGGAAGCATAATCAAAGCTTTTGCGCAGCATAAGTCTGTTGTTTCCGACAAATCGACCGCGCCCAGCGCTTTTGCGCCCCGGAACCTTTCCATATCGTATCCGCAGGGATAATCCTCCAGGTTCAGCCACGCTTCCACTCCGTTCTGTTTGATGTTGAAATCCTTTGACAGCACGAAGATTCTGTCCGCTTTGCTCTTTCTGGCCAGCGCGACCTGCTCTTCCAGATAGTCCCACTTTTTGACGGTGCCTAAAGTTGGATTACTCTTCATCCACAGGCGGTTCTGCCTGTTTCCGCGCCAGACCTCATTCTCGCTGTCTTGCGTGTATAGCCACGGGAGAAGCCTCTCCGCCGCCGGATCATCCGGATCCTCGTTAAAGATGACGGCTCTCGCTTTTTCGAGCTCATCATCCAGATAGCCGCCAATCACGAACCCCTCCGTCGTGATATTAAAAAAGAGTGGTTCATCTTTCAGTGATTGAGACTGTTCGATCGACTTGCCGATGATGTTCTCCTTCATCTCGTGTGACTCATCCACGAAGGCTGTATCTATGTTCCGGCCTTCCTTGTTCTTCGTCCGGTCAGACAGCTTAAATACTTTCGTATTCGTGAACTTGTTTTTAATGAACGACTGATTCCTCTTTGTGTCCTGATCGTGCGGATCGATCAGCTCCCGCATCGTGTCGATCGCTCCGTAGATGATAGATGCCTGCGCGTCGTCGTTGGAGCTCGCCACGATGTCTGATCCGGGATTTCCGAGGAAAAACTCTGTAAGTCCTATGGCGGAGCACGTTTCGGATTTGCCGTTCTTCCTGGCTATCAACAGGAGGATCTTTTTAAACCGCCTGAGTGATGTATCCGACATTTTGAAGCTGTAGAGGCACTCGATGAACGCCTTCTGCCACAGCATTAGTTTCATGGGTTTGTTATAAAACGGAGACTTCGTCAGCCGCACGCAATGCTCCATGAAGTCCATCTTCAGGAGTGCATCGGTTGTGTCGTAAAAATACCTGTCATTTCGAAATCCGTCCTCCAGATTCTGCAGCTCGATCCGGAGCTCCTGGCCGATGACAATCTCGCCGGCGTCGCAGCGCGCTTTGTATTCCAGGAGATAACTGTTGTCCGGAGACCATATCTTCTTCTCATTGACCAGCATGTTCCCTGAACCATGCGCGGAGCGGGCTCTCTTCCTCGCCCTCGTCCGCTGCCGATTCTTTCACCAGAATTTTGATGACATTCGTATACTGCTGCAGATACTCTTTATAAAGCTTTGCTGCCGGCGTTGCTTTCTGCATGGACGGATCTTTCGGGTTTACGCGGATCTTCGGCAGACCTCTGAGATAATCCAGCTGTTCTTCCAGATAGATAGCCTCTGAAACAAGCGGTATCAGAGATTCTTTTCCGTCTATCGCCTGCAGCAGCTGGTCGTACCTGCTTACGCCGTCCTTTTCCATACATACACCGTCAAATACGGAGGCATATTGTTATGAGCTTCATTGCCGCCCGTTGGCCATGTCTTATTTCTGTTGGACGCGTCCCAGTTGTCGGTCTGGACGCCTTCCCTCGCTCCCGGATCCCCCGGCAGCAGCCCCCAGAAACGCGTATAAAGCGATTTGTTCATGTCGTGCGTGTGTGACGGCAGCTCCGAAGTGGTTAGCTTATGCTTCGCTTCGCCTCCCTGTGTTCCGGCTTTGTATGTCGATCCCGCGGCCAGTAGGAAACGGTCTTGAATCTGTTCCCACGTCGTCCCCTCAAAGAGCGTCCCCGGATTTGTCGAATTTACGCTCATGTAGATCGATCCGACAGGATATACCATGTCGACGCTTAGATATACTTTTGATTTGTCGTCATTAAACGCATATGCCATGCTCTTTCACCTCAATTGAACAGTACGAACCAGGTGTCTGCGCCGCAGGCGCCGTCCTGCGTAAGCCCTTCCGTCTTCTGGAATGATTTGATAGCCTTTTCCGTCTCATAGCCACAGGAACAGTCCATGGCTCCTTTGTAATCGCCGTAGGCCGAAAGCAGGAGCTGGCAGATGAGCGTAAATGTTCCCGTGCTGTTCAGCATAACGGTGGCCTTTGATGCCTGAGACCGGCACCTTTCGCCGAAGTAGGTATTCGACGGGTCGAAATCCGTTTTGAACTTCCGGTTCATCAGATCTTTCCATACGGCAAGTGCAGCAGCCCTTGTTTTCTGGCCATACTCTCCGTCAACCTCCAGCAGCGCGCCACAGTGTTTTTTGATGGTCTCGCCGTAATATTCGTTCAGCCACTCCTGGCCCTTTGCCACATTGTTTTCCATGGTGCCCGGCGTCTCCGGAACCGCATCTCCGGATGCTTTCATCCCGTAATTCGGGATCCCGTATCCGCTGATCCGGCTGCTGGACCTGGGGTATGATTTCTTGCAGACCCCTCCGCCGTTGGATATGACGCCGGATGCTCCGGAGGTGTTGCCCTCGATCGTGTAAACCGTATCATCCGTAAATCTGTAAACGAGGCCCGTATGGCAGATGCGCTCCGAGTTGCGGAAGAATATCTGCGCTCCCACTGCCGGTTTCGAGGACCATCTCCCCATCTGTTTAAAATGAGATGCGGATGTCGGTGTGTATGCCGACCAGCCTCCAAGCAGCTTTTTCGCCGCTGCCAGGCCGTATGCTTTCACGAAGCACCAGTCCACAAACTGGTCGCACCATTGGTAGTCAACACCGTAAGTATCGCCCGCCTCCGCTTTCGTCCATGCATACAGATCTCTGCCGTATTTTGTATAGTTGTTGCTGCCGGCATTTGCCGTTTTGCTGTCCAGCTGATAGTTGCTGCGTTTCTCCAGGTAACCGATCTCCGCTTCCGCTACTGCGATCACTTTCGCCGGATCATATCCCACGGTCTTCACCTCCTGCGTGCCTTCCGGCGACGCGTATTCCTCGATCCACTCCCTGCATTTCTCATGCCGGCTCCAGAAGATCCTGTCTCCGACCTGGTTGCTGCTCGATGTGTCGTCCTGATCCGCGCGGAGCGCATTCATGATCCGGTTCATGGAGTAATCTCCACCGCATCTGCCGAAAATCCTTCTTGCTGCCGATTTGCCGCCCAAGTGCCGGATCTGGCAGTACATCATGACCGCCTTCACGTCCGAGGTGTA